GAGCAGCGCGAAAACCGTGAGGAGGTTGTCGTCTTTCGGCGCATAGACCTTGCCTCTTATGTCAGCATGATCCGCACCTATGATGCCGAACTTGTCGCAGAAGCCGAGCGAGAGGCGTGTGCGAAGGTGTGTGACAACCTGATTATGTACGGGCCTGTTACAGAAGCTCAACAAAGGTACAACAAAGCGTATGCAGATTGCAGAGATAAAATAAGAGATAGGGGTATATCATGACTAACGAAGAATACATCCAAGCCTTTCGGCAGTGGGGAATTGATCGCAAGATCATCGGCAATGGGCGGTACCGAACACAGCATCTGAAATTGCTTAGCGAGGTAGGTGAACTGGCGGACAGCTTGGCGAAAGGCGTCTCTCCTATCGACGATATTGGAGACTGCATAGTCGTTCTGGTGATGATTGACGGAATTGCTGGCATTGAAGGCATGGATGGATTTCAGTCAGTGTCATGGGACATTCCGCATCCTCACTCAGCGTATGTAGAATTTCGCAGGTTTATTTCAGCGGTATCAGGGTCAACGGAATCACTTCCTAGCGTTCACAATCTTGCGACATACCTGAGCAGAATTGCATACGCTTGCGGACTAACGACAAACGAATGCCTCGCTCACGCATGGAATGAGATCAAAGACCGCAAGGGGTATCTGAATGAGAATGGGGTATTCATCAAGGAGGACGCAACCAGTGTCCAAGCATAGTCACTACTTTAAAAATGTTTCTCACCTTGAGACAATTGATGTTTATCGGGTGCTACAGCTATTTGATGTAAAAAATCCATGTATCCAGCACGCTATAAAAAAGCTGCTTGTGGCTGGCAATCGAGGCGGCGGGAAAAATCAGCAACAAGACCTAAAAGAAGCCATCGACTCGATAAATCGGGCGATAGACATGATGCACGAGGATTATTTAGATGAGTGAGTTTAAGCCTGGGAGGTACGAATCCGTTTATGCTGGGAAGACCAAGGACGGATACAGGCTCAATCTGCATGGGGAAGGGTACATTCCAACTAATGACGGACGAAAAGTGATTGTAATCGAAGGGGCTGTAGTAACAAAAAGCAGAGTGCTGACTCCAAAAAATACATTTGCAAGCTCAGCAGAAGCAGCGTTTAGATTTAGTCCAAAGAATCTGACAATGGGCCATGCCGGAGTTGAGATTGATGAGGAAATCGTGTCAGTTGACGAAGGGACTTGGGTAGCCAGCCTGTCCAGATTTTAGGACAGAAATAAAAATCTTTCAGCAATACGTCTGCGGGTTAGTCCAGCCAGAACTTTCCCGCCAGACTTATCCCACTTCAAAAACTCATCTGCCGCCCCATCAAAATCCCCTCTGTTGTATTTCATTCTCAACGTGGAGGATTGGAGATTACCTAGCCCCACATTGAACGCAAAGCTAACCAACGCTGCAAAATGGCGATCATTATCAGCAGCAGCAGGGCATAGTCGTAGTACCCCACCCTCAAAACGCTGTAGATCGACCTCAAGCAACGCGTCAATTTCATCAGCATCCCAGACTCGGCTATGCTCAGGTTTTAGTGGATAGGAGGCTCTATTATCTGTTTTGAGCCTTGCTTGCTCATGGTATAGCACATGACCATACCCAATAGTCCAAAGGCTTGCAGGGCATTTATACGGGCTGCTATGACAGCCCTCAAATGATTTAATCAGGTCGATGCCCGCTTCTGGCGTTTTCATTTTTTGTTGAACGCCTGAGAGCCAAACCAGAAACTGATAATAGCAGCCAGAATAGCCATTTCATCATCGCTAAAAACCATGTCCATCGCATCGGCAAACGCGACCCCAGTGGAGTAGGCGTACCAAATACCAGCAACATCCACCACGATCAGCAGGCCGACGAACAGATAGGTGACCATCGGTCTGACAGATGCTCTCAGGTTAATCACCCAGGTTGACGCGCCTTCGCCTACTTTCATGTCATGCTTCCACATCGCAATCTTTTCCTGCGCTTGTGTCTGCATTGCGATCTGTTCGGTTTGGAGAGCCACCTGCGCGGTCTTGATTTCCTCGATCTTGGCCTGGGCAATGAATCCCTCTTTCGCCAGAGCAATTTCACGTTCGCGCTGTGCGGCCATGAGAGCTAATTCATGCTTCTTGTCGCCGCGATCTTGAATAAAGTCCAGCACTCGCGGCAGGCCACCCGAGGCGAATCCCAACAGACTGCTAATTAAACTCAACATGGTTACATCCTCTGCATTATGTAGACGGCGGCAGCTATCGGTATCGCCACGATCAGAGCGATCAAGGCAATGGCGACAGCGTTTAGAATTAGTTTCTTGATCTTTCTGGCGCGAGCGTCGATTGCTTTTTGACGCGCAGTGCGGATATTGTTTCGATCTTTTATCATGTCCCGATAGGCATCCACGCCAAAACGATACACGATCATCTCTCGCAATTCTTTTTCCTGCTGCTCGATTTTCTTCCGGCGCATCAGGTTTTCGATGGCTTCTTGCTCGACAGAGGACTTGGCAAAGACTTTCTTAAAAAGCGGAGGATCAGAGGCTTCTTCGTCGGCTGCTTTTACATCAGCAATGGCACCGAACCAGGTTCCTAGTTGCCCGCCCATGTCCTCCAGCTCTCGGCCTACCTCGATCCCCTTCTTGAGAACATTGTAGGCCGAGGTGGCTATAGCCATAGCCGAGACAGGATCGAGCATGGTTATTCACCATTGCCATTGATCTTGCTCCATCCGCCAAGTACAAGCAGGCCTAGGACAAAAACAGTCCCAGCCCTAGCAATAGTCTGCCAGATAGTTTTCTTGATGCCGCGCCAGTCGGTAATCAGGGAGCGAAGGTCACGAACATCGGTGCCAGCGTCATCGTCATGCAAGCCGACTTCTTTCAAAGCCGATTTCATTTCCTCACGGACGATCTGACGTAACGCGATTTCGTCGATGTTCATGGAGGCTCCTTACGGCTTCACGGGCCAAGTGATCGAGGTTGGGAATCCCGCTTGCTGCGGCAGGTCTCGCAGGGCTTGACGGTAGGCCGCCCACTCGCTCGGAATTGCCTTACCAGACTCAAGGGACTTAATGACGACCCAATCACACTCCGACAAAAGCGTGTCTCGACGGGCTCTGGCATTGGCTGCAAACTCGGCATCCTTCTGGGCTTTGTAAGCGGATTCCTGTTCAGCGGCCGTGGTCTCGCCGTCAACAAAGACGGGGCCAAGGATGTACTTGGTGTACCACTTGCCCTCGATCTGCTCCACGCCGTCACGCTGCGAGTATTGGTAGACCGTCCCGCCTGAAGCCTGCGGGCCTTCAAAGACAGGATCAGCGCCCAATGCTTCAAGAATTTCGTCTGTCGTCTGCCCCCATGTAGGGCCGCCGCTAGCCTGCTGGTAAGCACGAAACTCCTGTTCAAGCATGACTTGGCCTGTTGATCTGATTCGGATTTCCATGGTTACCTCTGATGAGCCTTTGCCAATTTAACTTTCCCATTGCGCTCACCGCTTGCTCTTTTTGGAATAGTTAACGAGCCGTTTTGCGCTTCCCATTCTTGCTGGAACTTTTTAAGTGAACCCCACGAACTGCCGAACTTTTTGATAGCCTCGCCACGAGTCGCGTTATTTTCAACAGCCCAATTAAGCGCGGCAAACAAATTCTGCCTTGCTTTTTCTATCTGCAATTTGCGGGCATCTTCCCATGCAGGCTTGTAGCCGTTTGCTTTTCGTGTCGCCAAGGCTTTAGCTCTAACTTCTGGCTTAGCCGCTTTTATACATCTGTCTGCAATAGCTTCTGGAGTTTGCATCCATGCTTGATGCTTAGCCCAAGATAAACTGTTTTTTCTACTTTCGATTTGCCTTGCCTTTGCTATCTCAGGCATTTTGCGCCCACGCCTAGAGGCGGCCCATTTACGTTTAGTTTCTTCAGAGTGCTTCTGCCCAAGAAAGCCGCCAATAGAATTTTTGTGAGCATTATATAGGCGACCCGTGTCAAAACATTCTTCAAGAATGAACCCTTCAAGTTCTTCAAGGTGATCGGCGGATTCAGGCCAAATAAGTTCAAACTCAAATTCTTCCTCTGTCCTTGATGCCCAGGAATGCTGTAGTCGTGGATTTTTATGTACGCCAGACCGCAGATCAGACAAGTGCCTACGTTTTCTGGCAGCCCAATCAATGGTACGCCCTATGTAAGACATACCAGTTGAAAGGTTTTTAATCTGATATATTCCGCTATTCATGTCTACGCCACGGCAAAATAAATGTAGGTTGCTGAACTCACATTTGCATTTGCAGTTGCTTCTTGATTTACGATAAATCCGCTTGAATCTGCATCAATCCAATCCAGCGTTGTTATTTCTGCGGCGGTACTGTTTAGGTAAAGCAGTGGGTCATTCCCAGCTACTATTCCCCTTGCACTGTCAGCAACCAGCCAGTTTCCAGTAGAGTCAGTGCGCTTAATGAGGACGAACCTTGCCCCAGCAGTAAAGCCGCAGTTGATGACTTGTGTTGTGCCTGTGCCGGTGTACGAACCAACTTTACTCACGCCTGCTACTGTGGCAAACAGGTAGGCAACGTAGGTGTAGCCACTACCATTAACACTGGAAGACGAACTAACAGAAAAAACCGTACTTGTTGGTGTTGTGTTGTTCCAAACAGTGTCTACAGAAGCTGATGCGTTTTGTGACAAAAACAAGACTTTTGTGTTTCCTGTTGTGGTCGTATACACGTTCCATTGATCTACTTTGTCTCTCGCCTTAACGATCATCATCTCAGGGACAACCGTGAGGTTATGGGTTACCGTTCTATTGGCGCTTGTCCCCGTATAGCACACCACATCAAAGAAGCCGGGGGCGCGGCGGAAGGCCCAAGCAATATAATTTGAAGTTGAAGCTCCGTTTATTTCGTTAGTGCCACCGCCGGTAGCGGGCAACCCTATTACATTTTGCCCAGCACTGAACGAAACAATGTTGTCGGAAAAACTAAGTTGAGCAGCAGTGCTGTCAGTTTTTAAGAACACCCCACCCATCAGCCTCGCATGGTTCAGAGGGTCTCTGGTTCCGTCATTCCTGATTTTGATGATGTCCATATCAACTGGGAAGCCTGCGCTTATGTTTTGTGCTGCGCCATTCGCGCCAGAGTAAGCAATAGGACTAAACACACTCGCCCCACTCGTCGGCACTTTCATCGGGCCACGGCGGATGGCGATGTAGATGTAGGTGTTTCCTGAAGCATTCAATCCGCCGCTTGTAGAGTCAACAACAAAACCTGTCGCTGTTGGCTTTACATTTGTTGCTGTCCCCCCCTCGGCGTCCGAGGTATTAGCAATAATGGCAACAGATGGGCCGCCAACAGACAAGCCACGCATTACGTCATAAATAAACCAAGAAGCAGCGGAAGAAGTATTTTTAATGAGCAAATACTGAGGTTCATAACCAGTGGTTATCGCGTTACCCGCAGCCCCGGTTCCCGTATAGCTACCGCACGAAATCACATTGTCCGTACCAGACAGACCGAAGCCACCTGCGTCGTGGGCGAAGAGGTAGACTACATAGGTTTTCCCGCTGGAGTTATACCAATTGGCGTTTACGCTAATGTATGTGCTGGTGGGCTGATTTGGCGCCACACTATCACTTCCAAATGCGGAGGTTGTGTTGAGGACTCCGTAATTTGTCCACCAGTTTGCGTTTGGGGAGGTAACTCCACGGTGGAACACATACCATGGTTCTGTTGCATCAGTTCGCTTAAATATCATCACACCCGGAACCGAATTAAGGGAGTGAGGTATTTGTCTGCTGTTTGTCCCATCCCCCGTATACGTCACAACATCAAAGAACTTCGGCTGCTTGCGGAATGTCCATGAGGCGTAGGTGGCTGCATTGGTGTTTAGCTTTGCCAAAGCACCAATCGAAAACCCTGTAGTGTTAAACGCTGTCAGGCCAGTGCTTTGCGTTGTCTCGGCAGCAGTGCTGTTGCTGACTAAATCTTTTGTGGCTCCCCGCGTAGTATCATATAGCGCATGGTCTGTTGCACCTGACCGGCCTTTCATCCACACCAGCCCACCTTTCGTGGACAGATCAATCCCGTTGGTTATGGTCTGCGTAGAGCCGTTGCCAGTGTAGAGAAAACACGAGAAAACGTCCTCGATAAATACCCGCTCAGCAGCACCGCCACCGAAAGCATCGTAACTTGCAGACCCGCTGGTTTCTTGTAATGGCATGGTTTACGCCTTGAACTGAGTGACTGAGGCCAACACGGTGAACGTGGCACTGCCGGTCTTGATTATCAGGTATCGGTAGCTGTCGATGCCACTTGCATTTCCAGCAGTAGGAGCGCCGCCGATCCATCGCGTAGTGACACCAGAGGTAGTGCCGTCCACTTGAACTACGTTGTTGTAGTAAGCCGTGGAGCCTTGGGTGACAAGAAAAGCAACGGTTGTGGACTGACCAGTTGACAATGCAGTGTTCAACGAAGTGCCGCTGGAAGCCCTGAAGTTAACCGTCCAGTTGGCAGAAGCGTTTGATGTGTAGTACAGAACAGATTGAGTCGTGATGTCGTAGTTGATCGTGCCTGTTGCAGCAGTAGCCGATACAGTGGCAGTTTCAGCCGCGTCAGAAAGCACGATTCCGAGTGCGCTGGTTGACCCGCTGAATGTCTGCGTTGCTGTAAAAGTCGTTGCCGTCCCTGGTGCCACAAAATCTGTTCCGGCTGTCGCAGCAGTAAATGCGCTCGTTCCGTTCCCTTTCAAAACGCCCGTGAGCGTTGTGGCTCCGGTGCCGCCATTGGCTACGGGAAGAGTGCCAGTAA